TGAGTGGCGGGGGCGGGTTGGGGGCTCCCGCGAGTGTCTGGCCTTGGGCGTAGAGGCTCTGGTCTGGCATCACTACCTTCCGATTGGGTTCTTCCAGCCCAGCACTTCGATGGTGATCCCTGGTGCATTGGCCCCAGCAGACGACGCCGACTGATAGATGATGGCCTGGCCCACATTGGGCACCTCAATCGGAGTCATCACCATGACCGTCGTAGTGTTGCTCTCAACCGTTTGTGTCCACACATCGACACTGCTTGTTATCCGAATGTGCATCGGATCGAGGATTGTGCCCCCTCCGGTTTGGGCCGACCCAACACGAAGGCTGATCGTTTCTGCGTTGGAGGGGACTTGGCTTGACAGGGAGAGCGTGACTTCAGTGATCGGGTTCGTGCTGATGACTGTCGTGGGCTGGAACGGCGCGAAGATGGCTTTGGGTCCGCGCACGTAATGGTCAGCCACGACTGTCGTGGACGCCGAGGTGTACGGGGACGCCCCAAGATACGTCCACGCCGAGTACGAGGTCGGCATCACCGGCCCGGTCGGCGGCCGCTGACTGCTCACGAGCCCCGCTGCCACCGTGCTGTTCAGCCCCGTGCTGATGACGTACCAGTGGACTTCCGTGCTGGAGAACGCGGCCACCACGTCCCGGCCCCCGGCCGTGATCCCCGCCGTGGCGATGTTGACCCCAAACGAGGACGTGGCCACCATTGAGAAGGATGCCGTGGGGGCCGCCTGCGTGGTACGGAGCAGGTACTGATCGGCCGCGAACGTGGCCAACTGGGACGAGATGAGCCCAACCAGTCCGGTGACATAGCTCCCAACCGGCGGGTTCGAGTTGCTCGACCCGCTGGCCCCCGCGCCCCACCCCGGGATCAGCCCGGCCGACAGCGTGAGCACGTTGCCGCTCGATCCCGACGTGCCGGTGAGGGCCGACGGGAGCAGGTTGGTGTGCGTCTGAAGGTTGAAGTTGATCGCCCCCGTCGTGGGTGAGATGAGGGCGATGGGGTTGTTCAGGATGTTGTTGAACTCACCGTTCTGTGCGGCGGCGGTCAACACTTGGCCCGAGTTCCATACCGTCACCCGTCCGAGTGCCATTACACGTTCTCCTTCGGGGTTTCTTCAGCCGGCGTATACCGCACGCTGTACCCGAACAACTCCAAGTCCTGGTTTGCCCCGCCCTGATCCCACTGGAGTTGGATGCTGCGCCCCCGGTCGGTCAGCTCCGGGTTCTCGGCGTAGTCGAAGTCCGAGCCGCCGAGTGTCGAGGTATCAAGGGTGAAATCAGCCAAGAGGATCTCCCTTGCCAGCCAGCGACACGGTGGTCGCCTGTGAGCGCCGGTCGATGATGGCCGTCAGGTTGGCCGAGTAGGCCCCCTTGGGGTTGAAGTATGTGACGACCCCGGCAAAGGACTTCTCAGCGGTCTCCGCCGCCACGCCACGGTCACTCTTGAACCGGGTGATGATCGGGGTGCGGATCGTTGCCGTGTAGGCAGCCCCAGCGTCGTTCAGCCCCGAATCGCTCGCGTCCTGGTCTCCGTCCCAGACCTGCCCTACGGACGTCCCGAGGAAGAGATGCGGGTCACCCGTGTGTGCCGTGTCAGCAGCCCCCATCAGCATGACCGCACCGGAGATATGATCCCCACCCGTCGTCTTCCAGATGGACCAGAACTTCTTGCCGCCAGGCTTGGGGTCAGAGAGCGCGTAGTTGTAGCAGAGGAGCCAGTGATGGGTCAGCTCCCCCGTCGGATGCACACACCACCCCACGATGTTCCGAGTCGGGTGCCAGAACCCCCACGCATGGTCGAGATGGGAACGCCGGATCACGCCGTCCCGCCACAGCCGCTGGATGGGGAGTGACAGGAACGCCTCCTCCACGTTGCCGAACTTCACCGTAGTCTGGAGCGAGTGGACCCCGTAGGCCGAGAGCCAGTAGACGTCCGTGGGTGTCGTGATGAGCGCGTTGTTGTTGAGGAGCGGCGCACCCGTCGCCACCTGGGCCATCGCAAATGTGGACGGCGTGGCTCCTGAGAGTTGGTAGACGCTCCCGAACTGCGGGCCCTTGAAGACGTAGAGTGAGGCGTAGAACGGCTGACTGACCCCCACGATCTGGTCCCCGTCGCCCACGTTCACGGTGAACGAGCCAGAGTCCGTTCCCGTGCTGTCGAAGATGTTGTTGGCGGCGGTGTAGTTGATCTGGGACGGAGCGGTCGAGAGCCCGTAGAAGAACAGCCGGTTCAAGTGGTACTTCCCGGCGGTGAACACGGGCCAGAGTGACCCGGTCGTCGCGGCGACGAGCGAGGTGCCATCATACGCGATGGGCTGAGTCACAGCGTCTGACACGACGATCTTGTCCCCAGCCCGAACGAGATTCGTGGTGACGTTACTGTCCGAGCCGAACGAGGAGGTGGCGGTGATCGCTGCCCACGTCCCAGACGGCCCCGTGGACTTGAAGATGCTGGCCCCGGTGACTGACACGTACTCCTGTGTGGGTGTGAGCGAGGCTCCGTACCGCCAGTAGTCTGTGACAGCCCGCACCGTCGCCCCCGTGCTGACCATGATCGACCCGGCTGCCGTGGACGCTGAGTTAGTCACCATCGCCGTGGAGTACACGCGGAACCCTGGCCGCTTCTTCCGCTGCCCGCCTTCCCGGTATTCGATGTTGTCTGCGATAGTCAGGAAGTTGGGGTCAAGCACCGTCGGGTCGCTGGCGATATCCAGCCCGCCGAGCGCCGGGTGAACGGTGAACTGGGTTTCGTGGGTACTCATACCAAGACCGTCCGAGTCACGAGGAACGTGCGCGGGGTGGCTTCCTCTACCGACCCTACCAGCGTCAACTGCTTATACGGAAACGGGCTCACCACGATGGCTTGGCCCGCCGTCAGCGTGATGACCGCGCCCCCAGACAGGAGCGAGGTGTACCCCGTCCCGCTGGACGTGGGCTCGACATAGACCGTCATCGTGCCGTTGAGCGCCGCAGGGGCCGTGATGCCAAGGGCGTAGGTGTCCTCCAGCGTGAAGACGGCGTTTCCCGTGCTCGGTGTGCCGCCCGTGGTCATCAGGATGGCTTGGCAGTTGAGCGTATGGTAACCAGACATTACCGAACCTCACGGACGCAGATGTCACAGCGGGTGATCTCGTGCATGGCGCGGGTGGGGGAGATGTATGCCACTTCCACCACCGCGTCGGCAACGATCTCAGCGGTCACGACCGGAACCGGGGCCCACCACGCCCGCAGCCGGCTCCAGAGCAGCCTAACCCAGATCCACATCCACGATCTCCCGACCATCAACGACGTTGATGAGCTTGCGGAACGCACCCTTACCGGCCCCCGAGGTGCTCGGCATCGTCGGGGAGAGGTACTGGATCATGCCGGCACGCGGGTCAAACTGCCCAGGATGCCACACACCCGCGATGTTGCTGTGGGGGTTGGTCTCTGCTGGGGCCTCAAAGGTCTGGGCTTGGTCATAGCCGAACAGTGTCTGGGTGATGGACCGGATGGGCGGCTTGGGCACGTGGTAGGCCACCACCCAGATCGACGGGTCGGGACTCGGGATGACTGCAGAGGTCTCGTCCAGAGCGCCCGAAGCCAAGTTGTACATGGTCTGAGCCCGTCCAACCACCCGGTCCTGCCAACCCACAAACTGATAGCCAGCCAGAGACTCGTCCAACGCTGTTCCAGACGTTGTGACCACCGTATCGGTGTCGTAGGCTGGGTGGAAGAGGTATGGCCCACGCCACCCCCGAATCGGCCGGGCTTGCACCCGCCACTCCCGGTTGTCTTCTGCGGCAGCCTCGGATGTCGTGACCACCACATTGTCGTCATAAGCGGTATGCCATCCCAAGCGAACGTGGACCCACCCAGCGCGTCGGTCCTTCCACGGTGACACAGACCGGCTGGCCAACGACTCGTCAACCTCGGCCGAAGATGACGTAACCACCGTGTCCGTGTCATGAGCAGCCCGATACCGAAGCCCCTGGACATGAGCCACCCCAGCCGTTCGGTCCTGCCAGCCAACGGGGTGATAGCCGCCAACGGAGATCTCATCTGTCGGCACCTAGTAACTCCATTGACGTCTCGGGAGGCGGAAGACGGAGTGCCCAGCGCCAGAAACACCAGTGGCAGCAGCCCCGGCCACTTTGATTTCAATCCCAGCCATGATGTTGTTCACGTTGGCGGTATTCGTGGCGTTGATTGTTTGAACGGCGTCCGCTCGCCATTCAGTTGACAAACCTACGCCCTGAGCCGACGATTGCTCGTCAATTTCCGTAAATCCCGAACCCGCCGTAGTGGTCGAGGCAGTGGTTACATACGACGAGACCCCGTAGGTTGCACTACTCGTATCCGGCGCAACTCCCAATGTTGTCGAGGCCGCTGTACCGGGGTACGTGCCAGTCGCGTTGCTTTGGACAATTGCCCCAGACCCATTCGTGCCGCTAGTGTCAATACCAGCAAACTCCATAATGGACCACGCGATCCTGGATTGCGTCTGCCCAGCGAACGTGATCGAGAGCGTGCCGCTTGACGGCGGGTCTCCCATCGCCCGAAACACGGAAATCCGATGGCTTGGGCTATCAGCCCAGTTTGACCCAAGTACCTGCACCCACGTCAATCCGTTCCCGCTCAACGACGCCGCGTTTGTCGTTCCAGAGGTAGCCCGATTCGACACCGCAACAAGGACGAGCCGATTGGCTGTTGGGGTGAAGGAGGCCGTCGTCGCGCTGTTGACATCTACACCACTTTGCCCGGTCGTGAGGGAGAATTGGGTAATTGCCATTACCTAACCCCACACCTGCCAGCGAATCTGGAAGATCCCAGGGCCCCGAGCGCCTGTACCAACGCTGAGGGTGACTGTGATCGTGTCAGTCCCAGAGTTCCCCGCCGCGTCGAACGCGGTCACAATCAACACGTTTGGCCCGTCGTTGAGCGAGATGGCCGATGTGGTCCAACTGGTCGTTCCCGTCGCTGACCCGTTGGTCCCCGTCGTCTGGTTCTGCCACACGACCGACGTGACTCCCACGTTGTCGGTAGCGGAGCCGCCAAGAACGATGGACGAGAGGTCGGTTGGGTAGGTTGGGTCACTGGTCGGAGAGGTGATTGTGACGGTCGGGGGTGTCGTGTCTCCGCTGACCGACCCAGCCCCCATATCAATCCCGCGCAGAAAGTAACTGTACTGATCGGCGTAGTAGAGCGTGCCTTCCTGCTTGGCTCCGAAGAACCAGACTCCGTTGTTGTCCGGGTCGAAGCAGAGCGACGTAGCGTGCGGGATCGAGTCGTCGCTACCCAGGTTCGGGTCGGGGCGGGCCGGGTCGTAGGGGATGTTCGGGATCGCCTCTCCCCCCACCGATACCATCGGGAGCGCGGTGATCTCGACCCACGTGGGGCTCGTGGCGTCCACGTCCCACCGCCACACGCGCCCGGCGATGTCGGAACCCCCCAGCGGGTTTGCGCCCGTTCGCCGCTCGACGTAGTACAGCATCCGAGCATTCCAGTCGAAGCACATATAGGCGTTGTCTTCTGGCCCACCGAATGAGGTTCCAGGCAACGTGCCCAAACTTATCGCTGTGTGGGCCACGTAGTCGATCTTCACAAAGCCCATGTTGAAGCGATTGCCACCGTAGATCACCCGCCGGGTCGGGTCAAACGTCCACGGTTGCTTCTGAATCCCCGTGCTGCTCATCGTGGCTCCCGACGCATTGAACTTCGTCCACGTCAGGTAGCCTGCTGAGGCCGGGTTGATGTCAAACTCCTCAATCCGAAACGTCGGGCTATTGTGCTCTAGCCGGATGATCTTTTGCCGGATGGGGTCCACGACCGACATCCAGGGGCCCTCATTGCCGGGAAAGTCGATGGACGGGTTGAGCACCACATCAGACCACCGCTTGGTGGCGGGGTCAAAGAGCATGTGGTGGTGGTAGTAATACTGCGGGTCATCACCGAATGCGCCAGTCTCTCCAGAGCAGTCATTGACAGTGCCTGGCACCTGCTCTCCGGGCACAAACCAGAACTTGTTTCGAGACGGGTCCCACGTCCAGCCCACGAAGTCGGGCTTCTTGGGGATCGCTTCACTCGTCAGCGCACACTTATCGTGTTCCAGCACCCACCCCGCCGTGAGGTTGGTTGGGTCTGCAAACCTAGCCAGCAGGTCCAGAGAGTGCGTGAACTGGAGATACGAACCCTGCCCGTAGAAGTCGCCCCCGTTCACGTAGCAGCGCCGATGCACCGGACTGTACGCGATGGTCGCGTGCTTGTCCGAGTGGGCAATCCCGACGGCCCAGTTGGTCGGCATCTTGATCCCGTACCACTGGTTCTTGGTCGCGGTCAAGCGGGGGATCGCGTACCGGAAGGTGTAGACGTCGCGTCCGGTTGCGGTCCCGATAGGCGGGGTGAACACCGCGATGTTACGCGTGGCATCGAAGATGACTCCCCCAGAGTTGTTCCCTGGCGTCCCGTTGGCACACCCACGGTCGAAGACCCCAGGATGCAGCTTCCACGTGTTGTACTCCAGGGAATACTCCCACGTGTCTGTCCGCATGATGTGGCCGGGCGGGCTTTCTCCGGCCGTGATGAGGATCACATTGTTATTGGAGTCGTACCACATGAGCCCGAAGGCGCGAGCGGGCGGGCTTCCGGTTGGGTTCAGGTTTGTCCACGTCCGGGTGGGGGCGTCGTACATCCACGTATCGCTGAAATACTGCGTGTAGTTGCTGAAGCATCCCCCGAAGAGAATCCACTTCTTGGCTCGGGTATGGTAGACGAACTGGTAGGAGATGTTGTTTCGGCCGACTGGGCTGGTGACCCCATCGCCAGCAAAACTGAACGCCGTATACGTGCCCCCAGGACCTGTGGAGGGATCAATCTCCCCCACGACGCACGGCATCCCTCCGTTCCCCTTTTCTCCAAGCACTTGGAGGAACTTGCTGATGGTCGGGTCCCAGCCACAACCAGAGGACAGGAACCGTGCGTTGGAGTCGCTTTGCATCCCAGTCGTGCCCGGCTTGGTCCACGTGTTCCCAACGGGCTCGTAGATGTACACCCCGGCTGGGGTGTTGACAGAGTTCCCGTAGAAGAACCACGCGCCGTCAATCTGAGAACCAGGGTTTGAGTTATCCCCAAAGTTCCCACCCCAGCGCCAGACAGTACCCGTGTCAGGGTTGTAGACCACCATCTGGTTGTCACCCCACGCCGGGCCGAAGTAGTCGTGGATGTTGTTGAGGTCCGCCTGGATTCCGGCCCCAGGGTTCGGGCGCTTGCGGGTCCACTGGCGGTTGTCGATGTCATACGACCACGAAGAGTTCTCGTAGCCGAACGTCCCGTCTATCGGCGTCATGTAGACCCGATCTACGTTCGGCATGTAGACCGTTGAACGCCCAAACCCAGAGTTGGGTGGCCGGCCGCCCTGACCGCCTGGGTTGGCCGCGTCGGCAAGAGCACTCTGGGCCGTGTACAGGTTGTCAGCGACGAGGTACGGCATTTACAGGCCTCGGACGAGTTCGTCGGGGAGTNGCGGGAGGGGCAGGTTCCCGTGCGTTTGGGCGCACGGGTCACAGAGGTAGAACACGTGGGGAGACCACGAGGCGAGGATCGCGCCCCCGTCCCCGCCACAGTTCGCGCAGTAGACCCGCTCGAACAGCTTGCCACCAGGGCCCGTGAAGGTCGTTCGCGAGCGGAGTGGTCCCTTGACGCGACTGTCGGGGATTCCCTCCCAGAGGAAACCCGGCGCTTCCGGGTCGCCCGACATGGGAGCCTAGCCTTCGGTGATCTCGACCGTGAAGTCGCCTGTGACCGATGTGGAGGTGGCGATGCTGAACACGTCCGCGTTGCCGTTAGCCCCCGCGTTAGCGAGGAGCGCGATGGCCGCGCTGGGCTCTAGCGCAACCCAGCCGCCCATGCCGCCGGTCTGCGCCATGCCGACCGTCAGCCGAACCGTGGGCGTGGCCCCGACCGTCGGGCCCGTCAGCGCGGTCGTGCCGGCCGCCGGGTACGAGGGGTGCCGCTTGGCCGGCGTCTGTGAAGACCCGGCCGTCGAGGCCGTGGCGAAAGTCTTGACGCGGAGCTGCGCGCCGCCCGCCGTGCCAAACCGGGACGCGCCGTAGAGCCCCACGATCCGGCACGTCTCCTGGTTGGCCACGGTCAGCAGCCGCATGTGGTCCGTTTCGGTGTTCGCGGTGCCATTCGAGGTGAAGGCGAAGTTGAGGTCGTAGAAGAACGCCATGTTAGACCTTTCTCCAGGTGATAGTGGCCACGACACGGACGATCATGTCAGGAAGGATCGTCAGCACGTCGGAGTCTATTTGCGGGCCGACGTGCCCACCCGAGGCGTCAAGCGCCTGTCCGTGCAGGGTGTACATCCCCGGGCCCAGGGAGAACTCCAGCGAGGCCGGGCCCGGCGGATCAGCCGCGATAGGCTCACCCACCGCCTGCCCCGCCGCGTCCGTGAGGGTGAAGACGTACCGCGACACCCCCGGAGAGCCTGGGGGGAGGGTAAGGTCTTGGTAGGCGATGTCGGTGGTGTAGGTGGCCATCAGGGCTCCTTTAGACGAGGATCTGCTTGGTGGCGAACGCGATGGTCGTTCCGGTTGTGATCGAGTTGGCTGAGGTCCGCAGCCGGATACCACGGAAGCCGACGGGGTAGATCGTCACGGCCCCAAGCCCAGATGTTAGAACTGGGAAGATCGTTGAGCCGATGTTGACGTCGAAGTGAAGCGGATACCATGCGCTGGATTGTGTCCCCACGCCAGTCACCGGAAACGCCACCGCCGGGTCGAACTGAGACACCTCAACGCTGACGAGGGAGGACAGGATGTTATTTGCCGTTGACAAGTAGATTGTGATGGCGTGGGCATCGTCCAAATTACCAATCCCAATGGTTGTAACCGAACTCCCGCTTGAGTTGGTGAGGATGTTCAGGTCGCGCACTTGATACGGCATCTACGTCTCCTTGGGGGAAAATCCCGCCGGGCCGGGCAGCGTGGCGATGGAAGGGGAGGCCACCGCCGGCGGGTCACCACCCGACACGGCGAGTCGTGGAAGCATCAAAGCGTGCGGACGATGTACGTCCCGCCGCATTCGGGACAGTACGAGAAGACGGAGCCGTTGGGGAGCTGGCGCGGGTCGCGCAGGATCATGTCCGGGCGGCTGCACCACCAGCAGGTGTGGATGGTGTTGACCTCCTCGTCTACCGTTTCGTACTGCTCGACCGCTTGGTCTTCGGTCATGTGGACGACGTGGCCGCCGGAGGTGTCGGGTTCGGCATCAGCACGAGATCGGCCCCGTGCTCGATCCCTTCCGCAATCTGCACGAGGCTCTCGGCCTCCGCCCACTGGCCCCGGTGGATGTGGAAGTTATTGGTCGCCTCCGCCCGCTTGCCCTCGGCATCGGTCATCTTGGGCTGGAGGTACTCGGCCAAGTCTTTGTCATCCCGTTCCTTGTCGATCTCAACACACAACTGGGCCCGGCCGTTCCAGTAGTTCACGTTCGCCGTGTCCTGCTCGCACTGATGTCGGTAGGACGCGACCCGGGAGTGAAGCAGCGTCCGCAAGTTCGCGTTCGGCCGGGCGTCCACGAAATACCCGTAGCGCAGGTACTGTTTGAGCAGCGAGGAGGCGTGCGGCACGAAGATCTTGATGCCACGGCCGGCGAGGAACCCCAGCCACCACTCCGCGCAGGGCTTCTCGTAGAAGTATTCGTCAGCGATGGCGAGGTTGATCCCGTACAGGTGGATCTCCTCGAAGTCTTCCATCGCGGCCAGGGCCAGCATGAACGCGACCGTGCTGGTGAAGTAGTCCCGGCCCGCGTACCGGATGGCATCCTCGATGGGATACCGGCAAGAGGTCGGGTACTCGTCCCGCACCTCGATCATGTACACCGGGATGTCGAGCGCCGACAGCCACGGGATGTAGTTCGGGTCCCGCATGTCGGCCGTGAACTCCGGGCTATGCATCTCGAACCAGCGGTCAGCCCGGCGGGGGAAGTTCATGTGGCCCTGGTTCATCCCCCACACCTCGAACGTCGGGTCGTCCCACGGCACCTGATGCAGCGTGTTCGTGGCGAACCCGACCAAGGCCACCTTCTTGCGCCGGGGGGTAACGACCACCTGCGCCCCGCTCCGGTCTCGAATCTCCACGTCGGCGCAGACCGGCGTGACCTGCCACAGTTTCGGCTTCTGTTCGTCTGCCATCGCGTCCCCTTTCGGTCTGGTTAGGAGCTAGAGGCGGTCCAGGTGATGACGGTTCCCGCACCGCTTGACGTGGTGTGCGGGTACGTCCAGGCGCTGGAGAGTGGGTCGTAGAGCGCGAGGGTCTGAGCCGCCGCATCCCATACGAGAGCGGCTCCGTTGAACCCACCGGGAAGACCAGTCGGAGCATTGGCGGTGGATGCCGCCGCAATCATCCCGCCCGCCCCTGTGCTCATCGAGATGTACACGAGCCCGGTAGGAGTCCCCGTACTGACGTTCAGGGCCGAACTGGTCAGCGTGATCGCCTGGGCAAACGAGGACACGACAGACACCAGCATGTCCCCACGCATCGTGGAGACGTTGACGATGTGTGGGGGGAAGTTCTTCCCTGAGTACGAGCCGCCCGGGGCGTCCGAGTTGGACGGGGCTCCGACCAACACCGGGCCACGCAGCCGGGTGTAATACTTGCCGCCTCCGATGTCACCACCGGAAGACGACGTGAAGACGGCACCACCAAATCCGAGAGGCATGTGAGAATCCTTTGCTGGGGTCAGCCCCAGCGACTAGAGGATGTGACTAGGTGCTGACAACACGCGCTTCGAGCGCGGCAATCCGAGCTTCGAGCGCGTCAAGGCGGGCTGAGTCGGTTGGCGGGCCTATCTGTCCCCGGGGGCCAGGAGGTCCTGACGGCCCTGGGGCTCCTGCCGGGCCCTGGGGCCCAGGCAAGATAGACTTCCGCACCACTTCAACGAGCGGGCCAATCCCAGCGAGACTCATAGGGGTGAAGCCTGGCTTTTGCCCGGAGCCAGGCAGAACCGGAGGCGGCCCTAACGGGCGGCCATCTGACGCGACTCTAGACTACGAGGAGCCGCTGGTGCCGTAGACCCCGCGATAGTCGCTCCAACCGCGCCGCCACCGGGCCCGAATCTTGACCTTCATGCTGGACGTCTCGAAGTCCCAATCGTGGAGCACGTTGGGCTTTTCACGCCAGTACGTGCGGACGTTGTGCCTTGAGGGTTCGGACAGCAGGAAGAACGCGTTCGTGTCGGTGAGGTACGGAGTAGAGACGACCACGAGGCCGTCGTCCTTGAAGGCGTTGATGGCGTTGTCCGCCGTGTCCGCCCTGAGTGAGCTGCCGAGCAGTTCCGATGCCAGCCACTTCTGGTTGTACGACACCAGGAGCACCTTGGCCCGCCAATGCACGATCTTGCCCGAATCGTCCTTGGTGTTGGCGATGTCGTTCAGGGCCGTGCGAAGCTGGGCGACGGAGAGGTCCCCGTCGGTGGCCGGCCGGTTGGCGTTGGTGCCGCCCCCGACCAGCGGATGGACCGTGCTGAAGAGTACCACGCCGTCTGGAGAGCCCGTCGTGGTCGTAAAGCCGTTGTTGAACAGGTTGGCATGATCCACGTCGTACGTGTAATTCATGCTCTGCCCGAGGGCCCGAGCGGCGTCCGACACGACTTCCTCTTGCTCGTCGTCCAGGGCTTCCTTGGAGGCCCGGAACGCCAGCTCGTAGGTGTCGGCCGTATACGTCACATCGTAGCCGCTGGCGAGGTCGTCATACGTGACGGCCGCGCCTTCCGCCTTGATCGGCACGGAGCCGAACGAGGCGACGGTCGTGGTCTTGACGAAGGGCTTGTTGCCCATGTCGCGCACCTTGAGGATGCGCTGAAACACCCCAGCCTCGATGGGCATCTCGTCGAACAGGACATCTTCGAGAAACGCCAGGCGGCTGAGGTACAGCGAGGGAAGCGTCGTCCGTAGGGTAGCCATAGTCTGGTCTCCTTAACCAGTCGAGACCGGCACGACGGTCGGCCCGAACAACTGGTGAGTAGACGGCCGCAGGAGCAGCTTTCGGACGTTGCCTGCGGCTCCGGCAGCAAACAGCGCCGCCGTAGACATGATCCCCGCCTCGATGGGGTGCATCCCGAGGATCTTGAAGACCCCCGTGTCAGCGCCGTGCGTGCTGACCACGCCACTGACGGCCATCACCGAGCGGTGTAGCGTGCCGCTGGGGCCTGTGCTGCCGACGGCTCCGGTGGTCAGCACCGTGACCGTGTGGCCGACCCACTCGTTCTCCGTAGACGTGGAGGCATACGCCGTACTGGCGATGGCCGCCCCCGACGTGGTATCACACCCCACAAACAACTGGTGGGGGTCATCGTAGACCAACAGGAGACGCGACGTCTCGGAGTTGGGCTTGGCGGTTAGAGACCCGGTGCCGTTCGCCAAGAAGTTGGCGGCGACTCCGGCCATCAGCGATGCGAGGCCACCCGTGGGGGCAACCTTCACCGTACCGATGGACGTCAGCACCACCACGTCGCCCATGTTGATGTCACCGGCTTCGGATGAACTGACGTTGTAGTAGTTTACCTGGGCGTTCGCCGTTGCCGGCATGAAGCCAAAGTAATTGTTCGTAGCGGGTTGCAGGAATGGCATTAGTCGCCTCTTGAGCGCATCTCCCGACCGTCGGCCTGTGTCTGCCGGGGGTGCGTGGCTTCCTCCAAGCGCACGTTGGGACCGTACTGGCCACGGGCGAACTCCTCGCGGAGCTGCTCCTGACGGCGCACGGCCGACTCGGTGAGCTTGGCGGTGTCACGCTGCTGTTCCTTGCGGCGGGCCTCCACCCAGGACTTGTACATCCAGGCCAGGATGTCTCCGGTGAACCCGCCCCGGCGAATGTTGCCCTCGGGCGAGACCATCGTGTCCACCTTGACCTTGACGTGTGGGTCGGACTTCATGACGGGCTGCCAGTAGCGCCATCCGAACTGGTCGAGGAGCTTAGGATTGATCCAGCGCAACTCCCAGTTATCCGGCACGTCTACATAGCGGCGAGCGTCAGACAGGGCGTAGTCGCCACCTTCCAGCTCCCACGGCGGGGGCGGTTCCGTGATTTCCACGGTGACACCAGCGAACTCGCTGATGTTATACGCTCCCTGGGGCTCTGGGTCGGTGATGCGTGGGTTGATCGTTCCGAGGACTTCCGGTTGCGGGTTTTCTCCCGCGTGGCTGCCAATTCTGGGGGTTCCACTCGGCATTACATGCCCTCCATCTCTTTGATCACAGACGGGAAGCCGCCGACCGCGCCCAAGTTGGACTGGCCGGACTCCTGACGTTTGAGGAACCGCTCCTTCGCGCCCTTCGGGTCCTTGGTCCCCATTCGGGAAGCCAACTTCGCCTCGTCGGTAGAGATTCGGGCCTGTGGGGCCTGCGTGGGGGTCTGACGTACCGTACTCCCGGTGACACCGGCCTGGGCGCGAGTGGTCGCGCTCTGGCGGGTCTGCTCACGGGCCTGGGGAGCCTGGTTGTACAACTCGACAATCAAGTCCGGGCGGTCGGCGATGGCCGTCAACGTCGCCTCCAACAGAGTCTCAGCGCCAGCCGGGTGCCCGGCCTGTAACAGCAGGGCATAGGCTTGCTGGGCCGTCTGCGTGAGGGGATGGGACGTGTCGCGGAGGGCTGCGTACTTGGTGACGAGCGCGTTCAACTGGCTGGATACCAGGGTGGCGCGGGACTGCTGGCCGTACTGCTGGGCTACTTCTTGGCGGGCAATCCGACGCTGTAACGCCTCAAACGCCTGTCGGTCCCCGTTCTGCGCCAGCGCCCACAAGTCGTCGTTAGACGGTTCCTGGGAGGGCTGGGGAGCGGCCTGAGGAGGGGCCTGGCGGACTGCGCCTTGGCTCCCAATCCAAGCCAGCACGGAGTCGAGCTGTTTCTGCCGCTCTGAGTCGCGTCGGTGCATCTCTGCCACGACGTTTTCCAGGGTACGGCCAGCAGGGGGCGAGTCTGCGGTGACGCCCGGCTCGGCGGTGGACGAAGCCGCCGGGGTAACGTCCTCGGAAACAACCCCTTCGGGGGGCGAGCCCGCGTCGTTCACGCCCGGTTCAACTTCCGCCATGTCAAGTCTCCCTTGTCAGATCGTTAGCGTGCGGGTGGGCCTTCGCCACGGACGGGCTTGGTGCGGCCCTTCGGTGGCTTCGTGTTGCCGACTTCCTCACCGAACGGCCGAGCCTTCTTTGGGGCAAGCCCGGAGCCGACGTTCACGTCTACGGTGGGGCCGCCCCCGTTCCGAAGGCGCGAGTACGGCTTGAAGCCCTTCTGGCGGCCCATCTCCATCTTGCGGAACTCCAGCGGGTCTTTGGGTGAGCGGGGGAAGGGGCCGGTGTGGGCTTTCATGCGTGCCCGCCCGAAGACCCGCCGCTGTCGTTGGCCGAGGCGGGCTTCCGGTACGTCAGGGGCTTGGCACATGAGCCCGTGCGCCCGGGCCGCAGCTTGGGGAACACGGTGTTTCCCTCCGCGCCCCGGTGGGCCCCGATGTCGCCTGCCGGGCTCTGCTTGGCCCCAGCCGGCATGTGCTCCATCGGTTTCATGCCCATTTTGTTAGCAGTCGCGTAGAACTCGGACTTGACCCGCTTGGACGAGGCCCCCGAGTGTGCTTTCCGCATAGAACGCATGACTTCTTCTCCGTGGCCACCAAAGTAGCCCTTTATTGGCATGTCAGCCTCCCGACACGGTACATTATGGCACACTTCTTGCATCTAGTCAATCGTTACTTGCTCACCCCAGTCTGAGACTGCTCCGTCTTGCGGACGATGGCCTGCGGGAGGTTGTGGGCCGTTCTCAGGCCCGAAATGAAGCCCTGGGCGTACCCGAAGTCCTTGGATTCGGTCGCGGTGACCATTTTCTCGACCCAGTTGGCCTCCAAACCGGCCAGTTGCTCGCTGTAGACCTCCCAGGACGGATAGGTGACCAGATCCCGCATGTGAGCGGCCACAGTGGCCCAAAAGGCGCGAGTTTCCATCTCTTTCGCGGCTTCGGCCCCCGTTCGGTGCGCGAGACGCTTTTCAAGCTCGGTCGGCATGGTTTATCCCCTTTGTGGGCCCATTTGGGCCATTGGTGACGGCATTCCGGCCCCAGCAGGACTCGCGGGGCCCCCTGGGCCGGCTCCAGCGCCCTGTGGAGCTGCCCCCGTGGCGGCGTTTGTGGCCTGTGGGCCCATCGGCGCCCTCCCAGACGGTCCCTGGAGCATCTGAGCCATCTGCGCGGCCTGCATGAGCTGGTGGGTCTCCTGAAGATGGCGTCGGAGGAGCTGTTTGGCTTCGGGCGGCACCAAGGGGTCCCGCATCGCCTCCTGGTGGGCCATGATGTGGGCCTGGAAGTTCTCCCCCATGACCGGAGCGATGTACTGGCCAGTCGTGAACAGCATCAACTCCTCGATGGGGGAGCGCACGGGGGCGTCGTCCTCCAGATAGAAGTCCGGGTCCTTCCCGTAGGCTTTCAGGAGGTCCTGGTAGGCCCGGCGGATGCCCTTCTTGCCAACCAGCCCGACTTGGACGGCGGCCGGGTTCATCAGGGCCTGGATGATGATGGAAGCGTCCTGCCGCATCTGCTCCCGGTTCATCGTGTCGGAGGTGGCCGCCAGCCGAAGGTCGTAGGCCCCCCGGATCTCCGTGCGGTCCTTCACCCGGATGACAGCCGGCCGACGCCCGGTGACCCGAAACTCCTGCCTCGGGGGCAGGTACTCCTGGTCCAGCGCCAGAATGTCCTCGAAGATGCCGACCCAAAACTGCTGGAACGCCTGCATCGCCGTCTTAAAGCGCAGCCCGCCCTCGCTGAGGAGCGTCTGGGTGCCCTTGGCCGTGCGGGTGGCCCCGACCCGGTTGGGCATCCGGCCCATCGAGAGGTCGCTCAAGCCTGTGAGGCGCTCGAAATACTGATGCAGCGTGGCCTCTTCCTGTGACCCGAACGCCGGGGAGAAGTTGAACTTCGGGATCATCACGTCCTGCTGCGGGTTGTCCACATCCAGGAACTCGCCGGGGCGGATACGCTGCTGGATGGGCGGGATCGTGGAGGACGCTCGCTTGAACCCGAACGGCAGGTTGGCGAGGGTGCCTGAGTCCACGCGCTGGTTGTGGATGGCGTTGATCTCGTCCTGGATGCCCTTGACCATCTCGGCAAACGACAGCCCGTAGAACCGGAACGGGATGGGGAAGAACCGGGACACGCGAAGGGGCCGGCGACCGTGCGCGTACACGTTGTCGAGGTAGTCCCAGCCGAGGATCTTGTCCGGTAGGTCTTCGGACACCCAGACGATGATCTCCTCCTCCAGCCCATCATCGTCAATGTCGTAGCGACGGTAGTCTTCCAGGATGGGCCACTCCCCAGCCCGGGCATCGCTCGACCCGTCACTGACAAGCCCCTCCGCCTGATCTTGGGAGGCTTTGTAGCCGCCAGAGTCGGTTTCCTCATCCCCCACAGGGCCCGACGTCACGAGGGTCTGCACCGAGTCCTCGTAGAACCGACCCTGGAGCACCTTCAAGCGCAACGCGTCCTCGGTCATCCAGAGCCGGTGCTTAATCCATGGCAAGTCCTTGACCTCGTGCCCGCCCCTCGCGGGCGCGATGAGGTCAGTGGGGTCAATCAGGTCTACCTGCGGACCTTCGGTCACCTCTTCGCGGTCCACGAGGACTTGGATGCCGTCCTCCAGCACCCGCATCTCGATGATGGCTTCGAGCGGAGGGCCGCCCTGCGGAGACGTGCGAATCTCGCCCCGCCACTTAAGGTCTCCAGTCGTTTTCAGGTCTTGGGGCTTGTCCGCACCAAACAGCGCCTCGAAAATGGCTTCGATGGCGGTGCCGGGCGGGAACTCACGCACCATCTTGCGGCGGGTGCGTTCCACCTTCCAGTACGTCTTGGCGACAGCGAGCCCGGGCTGGAGAAAGAGATGGGCGGACTGGGTGATGACCGGCTCCAGCTTGAGCTTGGACTGCACCTGCCAGTTCAGCACGGTCTCGACGGTCACACGCCGGTCTTCCCCGGCAGCGGTCGTCGGCACCACGATGATCGGCGGCTGCTGGCCGAGGATGGAGTCCACGAGCCTGGGTTTGTAGGTTTCCACCCCCATCATCGTGAGCGGCACGTGGAAGTTGCTGGCCCCGGGCCACGGGAAGGTCTTGTCCCCTACGCGGTTGTAGTACTGGTCTTCCCACTCCACCAGCCGGGACTCCCACTCGGAGCGATCCGAGAGGGCTGCGTGATATTCGGTGAGGACGAGGTTGCGAAGGTCCCGCTCGTCATCTGGATCGAGCCGAGGGGTCAGGCTCTGAATCAACTCAGTGTTGGGGTCTGGGGCCGGCCCCTCAACCGGGATGTCCGGCTTGTCCTGGCCCGGCTTGCTTTCAGCTTCCATTCACAATCCTCTCACACGCCGACACGGTGGCGTTGCTTCGGTGGTCGTCCAGTTGCTGCACGAGGAGCTTCCGCACGCGGGTACAGTGGTCTTCACTGGTAGCTTCGACCTTAACGGAGACGGGGCCGCCCAGCAGCACGGGGAACAGGAGGATGAAGAACCAGGTCATCTAGAGCAACTTTCCATTGTCGGCAGACTCCAGTTTGTCAGCGTGCGCGTCGGCATCATCACAATGCCCAGGGTCGATCTTGTCCAGCAGCCAGCACAACGTTCGGCCCCACCACGCTCCACGCTGGTTTGCCCGCGCGGCCTCAGCCGACACGGTGGCCTGCGGGGGTGCGCCGAACAGGCTCGCCACGGTGCGATCCAGGTTGTACAGTACGCTCCAGATCCGCTTCCTGAGCGACATGGAACACCTCGCTAGACCAACCCCAGCGCCTTGGCAATCGCGGCCAGCATGTCAGCCCCTTTCGGGCCTCCGTAATAGGTCGCGGCGGCGACGGCCAGCATCGAGATGACAGGGTACTTGGCAATCAGACCTTTGATCGTGCTCACGGGAGACCTCCTTGTGGGATGACACGGCAGTCCAAACGGCCCTCGATACCCCAGTCGCGCCGGACGTCGTTGAGCGTGGCCCGAGGCTTGGCTGGGGTCTGGACTCGGCTTGTGGCGATGACGACGGTTGCCTCCTGATGGGGGAGGTAGAGCCAGAGGGCAGCTCCGAACACGATGGGGGCAAACACCCGCAGGGCGATGAGCAGACCAAGAGAGATGTCGCGCTTCTTGGTCATCACGTATCCTCTCGGCGGTGGAAGAACGCGCACGCGGCCCGGTTGTCAGCCCCGCCGGCCTCGTTGAACGAATAGTGGAGTGCGGCCCCGTTCAGGATGTCGTTGAGTTTCCCGTCGTCTTTGCCCTTCACAGACGGCCGGTGGGTGTCACACCATGACACCTGCAAGCACTCGACCGTCGGGTCGGTCTTGGGCTCGCACTTGGGGCAGTAGTCTCGGGTCACTTTTGGGGTCTCTGTCGGTACCCAGTCGGCTACGAACGTCGGGCGTGTGGGAACTGGTGCCGGGGCCCCCCACGGGAACACTCCAAAAGTCACGGCGACACCTCTGGCACGTAACTGATGATCGCGTCAATCAGGTCTTCTGGAATCCAACAGGCGTCGGCTTCTTGAAGGATGCCGACTGGAGACAAGCCCGTATCGGCCTGAATCAGCCGCACCACCCCATCCGTCAGGTCGTCAATCACCCCGTTTGACCTCCAAACCCCGAGGGCTACCTTCCCTTTCGGGAGTTCAGACTTGTCACACTCATGGTTACCGTTGATCGGGTCGAACCACCGGATCTGACACATCTTGCCGATGTAGTGCCGCCCCACCTTCATGGTGTCCCCCTAGACCCACGTGTCCGTAATGAGTTGCTGGGCCAGTCGCGTGGCCCGTTCCCCAACCTGGGTCGCGTACTTGGAGTCGAGCAACTCTCGGGCCGCCGTGTCCCATTCCTGGGCTTGGAGCGCGGCCAGCATCTTCTTGAACCCGGCCACGCCCCCGACCCCCATGTTGAACGCCATGTTCACGAGCGCCCCTTCCCGGGCCGACGAGAGCGTGACGACCCACGGGAGCCGGTCCCTGAGCGCCTGGGTTGTGGCCAGGAGGTCGTCCCCCAGTATCTGCTCCATTGCAGCATCAGACAGAGGAGGCCCGCCACGCAGGAGATGGCCGTAGCCGATAGTGAGGAACCCACGCGAGTCCAGATACATCTCCGCCGACTTCCCCTCATCCCGCTTGAGTTGGTCACGGAGCGTCACGGTCAGATGTAGCGTTCCGGGTAGAGGAGCCGGCACGGGCCGTCGCCGTGTTTGGCCGGGTCAAAGGGCTCCCGGCTCTGCATGACGATCCCGCCGTCCTTGTCTATGGTGCCAATCCAGAGGAACGCGGGCGGGCGCTTGTTGAACGTTTCGGCGTTGGCCCACTCCCCCACCAGCAACTTGCCGTCTCCGATGTAGAGGACGAAGTACCGGATGGGGATCTCGACGGACATGAGCGCACCGTATTCTCCGGCACAGGTCCCAGGAGCAACCCCGTCCGCATCCTTGGCCGCGTCACTCAGCGACTTGTACGGGAACGAGACGGCGGCGTTGGGGGCGACAAACACGACCTCGTAGGGAGCCAGTACGAGAGCGAGCACAAGGGCGAGACCGAGAAACGCTTTCATCGAGACACCGCTTTCTTCCCCTGTAGGGGGCTGCCATAGCCGTGATAGTCCAATTCTCGCTCGGGCACGGGGCGGGCGAACTCTCGCCGCAACCCGAGTGCCGAGTAGAGCCCCGTGGCGAGGTAGCGCAAGCACGCCTGCGCGTCTGCCCACGGGTGGTTGCCTTCGTCCGGCTCATCATGCGCCCGGCCGTCCTTGCGGGGCGGGTAGACGTACTTGCCGAGGAAGCCTTGGAGCAAGATGGGCGACTTCGACCCGTCCATGAGCATCGAGGGCGTCCCGTCTATCCGCTGGACCAGCAGTTGATGTACGAGGCTCCGGCCGTCTTTGCGAGACCAGCCGTAGTCCCAGCGTGGGTAGATGCCGAGGGTGTTCAGGATCTCCACGTCTCGGATCTCGCTGGCCTCAGCGGTTGAGTTCCGCTGCTGCCCGGCCGGGTCACAGAAGTCCTGGAAGCCTGCCGCGTGCTGGGGATACCACCCGGCGCAGCGTTCCAGCACAGACTCGGCGAACTGGCGGGTGGTTTGCTCATGCCCCACTACCTCGCGCAGGACCAGCAAGCGGTCCTTGGTGTCGATCTGAGCAACGAGACACGCAGGAGCATGCCACCCGAAGTCCCATGCCCGATAGATGACCTTCCGGGCTCGGTGTTCCAGGGCGTCACAGTGAAGCGTCTCCCGGAACTCGGGGTAGACCCGCTGGCCTGCCGCGATCCAGAAGGACAGCTCCATCTCCTGGTTCCAGCGGTTCTCGTCGGGGAACAACCGACGGGCGTTCTCCAGCCACTTGGCTCCGTCCTCGTTGTCCTGAGACTTGGCGGGGTCGGCGCTGTAGTGCAGCCGGACGGCGGTGAACCCCATCGCGTTCTCGGAGACGGTAAAGCCGTTCATATCGTCGGGTCTGTCCCCACCGGCCGGCCGTGGTAGAGCGTGGCGAACACGTTGGAAGCTCCGTTAGGCGTGCTCACGAAGACGACCTTCGCCCCCTTCTGCATCAGGGGGGCGACGGCGGTGTACACCCCGTCCTGCTCCTCCTGGTGTGCAAACTCGTCCCCGACGAACACGGACGGCACCAGCCCGCGTACCTTGTCTGCGCCCCCGGCGAGGGCCTGGATCATGCTGCCGTTCGGGTACTGGATGCGGCCCTCCGAGATCTTGGCCGGCAGCCGCAGCCAGTCCGGCAGGTGGGACTCGATGAACTGGGCCCGCCCCTCGAACCCGCCTTCCGGCATGGCCACCATCCGCACGGCGTCCTCCCAGGCTTTCGTCTGCCAGAGGATGACCTGGTTGGGCTTGAACCGGGCCCACCAGACGCAGAAGGCCACGACCTCCCACGAGACCATCATCTGCCGGGACTTGGCGACGACGACCCGGGGCTTGTTCGTCAGCACGTCCCAGAGCCCCCGGATGTAGCTCAAGTGGCGCGGAAACATCTTCACGGGCACCTCGGGGTCGGCCTCGTCCCTGGTCTGCACGTACTGAAGCCAGAACCAGCCGTCGGCTGCACACTGGGCCTGCGCGAGGGCCAGCGCCTCAGCCGGGGTGATCCGGTCGAGGGTAGCCTGGAGCGAGGCGGCTTCAGCGCGGGTCAGGATGGTTGGCATACCAAACAGATGGCACCGGATGTCGCTGCACGTCTTGCCGCATGTGATAGAGAAGAATTGGGTCAAAGAGTTCTATAAGCATCTCTGCCCACTCAGTAATAGATGCAGCCTCTGGGACTTTGAGGATTTTACGTACTCGGAGTAAAACGTCTTCAGCCGTTTCTTCTGGTGCGCTCATTTTCCCCCCTACAGTGGGCACGGTAGGGTTTCACCTTGTCACAGGCTGCACAGTGGTATACCCTGTCCTCTACCATGCGGCGGTTCACGAACCGGACCCTGATCTCCCACTCGTGAAGTCCCACCCGGCATAACCACGGCCACGTGAGATGGAGCCACACAGCTAATTGCTGGTCCTGAGTGCTAGGCACATCCGCTCGATGGACCAGCCTACATCCCGAATGGCTTCACGCTTGGCTACTCTTTCCCAGCGCTTTCCACGACTCCCATATCGGCCAGAAAGTTTCCACGTAGACTGGTTCCACGGAACCGAACGTTTCATCTATCCCCCTTCCGTGTGATGGGCCAGGATCTGCCCGATGAGGGCCCGGACGTCGATCTGGAGCGGGGCTCCCGCAGGGCCCGTGACCTCCATCTTCCGGTTCTCCCCTGCCGCCGACGCCGACGCCTTCTCCAGGTTGAGGATGGCCCGGGTAGCGGCGTCCAACCCCTTGGCATCGTTGTCGTCGATCTTCGCACGCGCGACGTTCGCCGCCCCGCCGATCAGCTCGTCAGCCGTCCGCTCCATGATCGTCTGCTTGATGGCTTCCCGAAGCAGGTGGAGCTTCTCCTGGGCCTCCGGGGACTTGAGGTAGTTCCGAACCGTCTGGTGGCTGACGTCGAACACGCGCCCAACTGCGCGACAATCCACGCCGGACGCCGTGAGCTTGATGACCTCCTCGACCTGGGCCGGCTTCAACTTGCGCGGCGCGCCACCCCGGTGTCTAAAAGTGTCAATGAACGGGATCTGCATGGACCCCATTATGGCACGTTCTTTGCACCGTGTCAAGGGCTCGCACGTGTGTAGTTTTTACCACAGCCATGGAGTGGGAGAAGGAGAAAGGTAGAGTATGTGGGGCGGGGTATAAGCACAGCCCGGCCCTTTCCATCCGTACCGGCCCTGGGGGGGGGGGGGGCCC